CATTAGTGCGCACATGGTGACGTGGGAGCCGCCATCAGCGCCCACGTAGACGATGTGGTTCCAGTAGCCACACACATGGCAAATCCTGTGGAGTCGTAGCACGTTCCTCCGGCGCGTAACGGAGTGATGGTATTGCGTATAGCCGTAGATGAACACCCGTAATTGACGCGATTGATGTCAACTTGCATCAGTGGGACAGACGTTGTGTCCGTGCTGAACGATACCCCATACCCGGTTCTTACGACTATGGTTGACCCCTTGACGGTAAACAGGTCAGTTGCGGCAGTCCCGACAGTGACGGAGCTGGTAAAAACTCCGGTAGTTGCGTAAATCCCATACGTCAGCCCCAGACCGCCCGCACTTGTTATGGTCATGGACGAAGTGAAGGTGGTCGGGTTCAGAAACGTCGGGATGGTGGCAGAGCCAGCAATCACGCCATAGTTGACCTTTAGGCCGCCCGCCCCTAAAACGGTCGTCGAGGTCGGAGTGACGCGCACCGCTTCATTTGCGGCCAACGTTCCCCCGGCGAACAGTTTTAGGTTGTTTGCGGTTCCGGCGCCAACAGCTAAATCGCCACCGTTGGTGTACAGGTATGCAGAAGTAGCCCCTGTAATCGTGAACGTCCCATCGGAGTATTTTGAGCTATTGAACCCGAGGTTGACGTAGTAGGACGTGTTTCCGCCGAGGTCCCCGGTGACGGTGATGTCCCCGGACGCATATACCCCATTGCTCATGTTCTGGACATCCAGCCCCTCGAAAAAGGTCGGAGTGCTGCCCGACACGGTCAGGATGGAATTTGGTAGAGGGGCGGCGGTGACGTTGCCGATGTTGAGTTGGTTGGTGACTGTGGCCGTTGAAACTGTAGCCGTAGCGAGATTGCTCCCTACTGGAATCCAGCATCCGGCCCCCGTGACGGTAGCCGTGGCCTTGTAAATCCTGTGATCCGTGGTGAGCCACAGGTGGTCGCATTCGTGGTATCCAGCCGTGGGAAGCGTGGTCACAGGGCCGATGTCGTGGCACACGTAGCCGCCGGGGCCGGTAGACACGGCAACACCGCCGACAAAAGATCCGGGGCCGTAAGACATTAGGCCGCCGTAGCCTACTTCAGCGGCGTTGTCCACTTTAAGGCTCCCCTGTAAGTTGGTGTCGCCCGTAACTTTCAGGATCGAGACCTTCGCGCTTCCAATTTCAGCCGCTGGGATGACGGCTTTCGGTAGCGTAATGTCGTAGATTAGGCCAGCGGCACCTGTCTCTTGCAGCAACACATGGCTACCGTCAACGATGACATCCGGGATTGCCTTCGTTCTCCCGAACAACTTGAAAACAGAAACGGGAGTTACCGTCGGGTCAGGCCAATACATCACCTCAAAGTTGATGGAAGTATCGCCCGTCACCCCGAGCGTTGTTTCGTTTCCGAACAACACGTAAGGGGCCACGCGCTTGCAGTAAAAACTCCCAGACTGGAGAGGCGCAGAACTGAGCATGACGATACTGGCGGCGGGGTCAGAGATGTCCAGCGCAATCGTGGCATTGTCCCAGTCGCTGAAATACGCTACGTTCTCATCGAAGTCCACGCCGCGAATTTCCCCGCACACAGTATTATTGACCTGACGGATGAACTTAATACCACCCCCACTCCCGAGTTGCGATATATCGAAAAAGAAGATGTCAGATCCGGCGGACGCTTCGCATGTGATGATGAGCAAGTTCCCGTGGAAGTAAACACCATTCACGTATTCCCCGTTAGGAATTTGCGTTATTTCTTCGCCCGCCACATACCGCCAGCGGAGAGGGTCAGACTTGTCAAAAATACGAACCACGTCCGACGATACAACAGGGCCGCCCCAAGCGCCAAAACCCATGGCAATGTAATTCCCCTGCGTGTCCACGGAATGAGGCAAAGAGCGCCAACCGATTGAATCTTGCCCTGGAGCGGTTTTGAACGGCAAGTGTTTATACAAATCCGTTGAATCAAGAAACTCCACATTGGTAGGGGCCGCAACGGATGAAATAGAGACGAGGTGGACGGTGTGGGTGGTTGTCCGGATTGTGTAGCCCAAACCCACCATAATCAGATTATCCGTCACCCACGCAATCTCAGCCGGGTTAAAGTTCCCCTGGCCCTGGTCGTTTGTGCCGTTTACCGTTACCGACCCGAGCAGGGAAATGGTAGAAGGCCCGATTTTGTATGTGGCCAAGTTCGCGTGATAATCGTCTCCGTAGGCCGTCACTAATATCCTATCCCTGGCGCGGTAAAGATGGCCAACCGTGTTGAGGTTCGATGAGTTCGTCGGCGTATGGCTCCGCATCGTGTAGGTTGTTACCTTGATATCGTAGCTCCCATTTACGGTGAAACTGTAGCCCGACGTAGCGGGGGTGGAAATGCCAACGCTCCCCTGCAACAGCGGGATGGTCGCGGAGGCGGCTGTGATGCCGTAGGTGGCAGAGAGGGAGGGGGCGGTGATCCCGGTCGTAACGGTCCCCCCGTTAAACGTCGTCCCCCCACCACCACAAGCTGGCTGTCCCCACCCGCCGCAACCATCGGCGAACGAGATCCCATAGATAGATACGAGCAAAAAGATGAGAGCAGCCAGCTTTTTCATGATCAATTCCTCCCGTGATAGGTCAGGTTAAACGATGCGGCGCCCGCACTCCCGGAGGTGAAAACGCCTTTCAGGTAGTGAAGGTCAATCGGGCCGTTGTTCCACAAGTAAGTCGTGGGCGCGGTTGCCGACGTGTAGGTGAAACTTGAGATACTGCTGGACGTAAGGTCTGACCAGTTGGTCCCGTCGTTGCTGCCGGACCAATAGAACCCCCACGTGCCCGCGAAGGTCAGAGGCGTAGCGGTAAAAGAACCGCCGCCAAGCGTCGTCTGTGTGGTGACGGCGACGTACGGCGTGCCAGCGACCGCATAAGCGGACGTGGTTGCGAGCCGGATGTTGTTCGCGTCAACAACGCTCACGTAGTAGGTCGTCCCCGTCACGAGCGTCCCCGGCGCTGTGCCTGCCGACGTGGCAAAGAGCACCTGTAGCCCGTTCGTGAACCCATGCGCCGGGATGTTCAGGATGCTCGACGCCGTTTTGACGGCCGAGTTCGTCCCGCCATACATTGCACCGTTGCCCCATGCCAGGCTGGCGTATGGGTATGAGTCGAGCGCCTGATTCGTTGACACCCCGGTCGCCGTAGACGTCGCGTAAACGACGCCGGAGGCCGTCCAGGTAGTCGTGTAGAGGGCCTTGAACCCGGCCACCGACATCATGCCGTCGCTGATGGCCTTGGCTGTCCCGCTGGCGGTCAATACCGCCGTCCAGGTTGAACCCTCGACAAACGTAAACGCACCCACGCGCACAACGGCGGGGTTCACTCCCCCTGTGAATAGGGCGCCACCCAGCGTTAGGTAGTTCGTGTTGCTGGCCGACAGGGTGAGCGCGTTGTAGACGCTCCCCATTGACGGGGCATAGATTGCGAGCGCGGTCGCTGAAGTCGTTGAGGCGGTGATCCCCAAGTAGTTTGCGGCGTTGACCGCGGCCGCGATATTCAGCACGGTCGTGGCCGTCGTTACGCTCACGGCGAAGTCGGAGCCTGCGGTAAACCGCCGGCCGTAGAGGTCGAAGTAGGCGTAATCCAGGCCGCCCGAGAAGTTCGCTGAACCGCGAACCAAATAGCCCGTGGGCGAGCTGGTCATCAGCGTGTAGCTGTTCATGAGCGACCCGGATGAGATCGAAGTCAGGGTCACGGTGCTTCCGGCCACGCTTGCCACGGCGGCCGTGAACGGCGACATCTTGTCCGCGTTGACCGAGGCGGCGAAGTTGACCGCCGTGTTCGATGAAACGTCCGCTACGGGCCAGTCCTTGTCGGCGTAGTATTTCTTGCCGTTCAGACTCACATAGGCCCCGTGAATGTCGCTCGTCGATGAATAGTAGAAGTAGACCGTGTTGTTTGCGGTGCTGGGCGACAATGCGGAGTCTTTGGCAACGGTGATCGTGTCGGACGCGATGACCCCGTGTAGGTTGGTCGTTGAAACCACCGTCAACGTCCCGGTGGATTTCGTGCCGTCGGTGAACGTCTGGGCCGCGATGGTCGCGGACGAGATGGTCGCCTGGACGGAAAGGCTTTTGATGCCAAGATACTCGGTGTCCAAAACGGGGGAAGTGCTGACAGCCAGCAACGGCTGGTTCGGCATGAGGTTCCCTGTGAAGCTTAAACCGGCGGGCGGGTCCGCGTGAGCCATGGAGGCCACGGCGGACAACGCCAGAAGCGCAAAAATGAGTTTTCGTTTCATCGTCGTGTCCTCCTTTGTTTTAAAAAAGCGCGCCGATCCTTCACGGGGTTGCGGCTTGCTTTTCGTCAGATTGTTCCTATCGTTTACACCGTTCCGTCGCTGCCCAACGCCCAGAAGCGGGGGTCAAGCCAGTCCATTTCCCAATACTGCTGGGCTTTGAACCGGATCTCGCCCTTGTTGAAGCTGTCGCCGGACATCGGGTTCTCCTGAACAACGGAGAGTCCGGATGCCACTTGGCACACAAGGCCCTTGTGGGCCTGGCCGATGGCGTACGCTTTGGCGGGAAGGTAGCGGGATTCCACGGGGTTGTAGAGGCCCTTCAGGACGTTCTCCGCGTGGGAGGTTCCCAGCGCGGTGTCCGTTCCCGTGGCCAATCCGGTGGAGCTGGAGATGGACGCGGTGGAGGGATACCAGGCGCTGTTCATCAGCTGACGCACGGGGAAGCGCAGACCGCTTCCGATGAAGATCGTGTCGGGGTTGACCACAAGTTTGTTCCCGTTGGCGTCCACCTGGTTGAACAGGAGGGTGTCGAGGTTGATGATCATCTGCTGCGTGAACGCGGTGTAGGTCGTCAGCCGGGTCTTGCCGCCGCCCAATAGGGCCACGGACCAGGGCCAGGTGGCCGAGGTCTCGGTTTTTGGCTGGGTCGCCGACAAGGGGATGAGTTCCCCGTCAAACGACGCCTGGGTGGTGGAGCTGTTGATGAACTTCCCAGCCAGGTAGGCGTCTTTGTACTGCTCCATGTTCGGGCCGATGTCCATGACCCGTTCCTGGATTTGACCGGTCTGATCCCACTTGATCATTTCCTCGGGCACCGAGGTGATCGCCGTGAACTTGGCGTTCATGATCTGGATGTCGAACGGGGCGATGAGGCCCTGTTCTTTGGTGGGTTCGCTGGGGGCCGTGCGCTTGGGCTTCCCGCCGCGGTGCATCGGGGCGTAGGGCTCAATGGCGTGGCTGGACGGCGTGATGGCGGCGATTTGCTCATACACCGTGGGGGTCAACTGGTACCAGCTGTTGGCCACCATGTTGATGCCCATTCGGAGCAGGGCGCCGAACGCGGCCAGTGGCTCCGTTTCGCGGAACTTCCCGGACCGGCAAGCGGCCTCGCACTCCTGGTAGAAGCGCGCCACGGAGAAGTCCGGGGACATGATGTTGATGTGTTTCTCAACATCGAGGCCGTAGGACTCACGCACGGTGCGTTTTGTGGCTTCGCGTTGCTGGTTCATCATGCGTTCCAGCACGCGGTTTTTCTTTTGCAAAGCCGACGCATTTTGTGATTCCACAAAAGCGTCGAACTCGTCTTTGGTTACGAAGTTAGGCATTGTGTTGCTCCTTTCGAGTTGACGCTTAGGCGAACGCGGTCGTCGGGAAATCGACGGCCAGTTCGACGCGGATTTTGTCGCCCGCAACGGCCAGATGTCCGGCGGCGGTGTTGTCTTCGGGCATACTCACGTAGCCGAGGATGCGGGTATATCCACCCGCCGTGTTCTTGATGGTCTGCGCATCGGCGCCGAGGTAAACGGCCTGCCCATGGTAGTACGTCTCTCCCACGGTGGCGCTCATGCGCACAATGGCCTTCTGGGCCACAGGCACGGCGGGGAAGTACTTGTCCAAGCCATAAGGCGCGGGCGAATACTTGCTGCCGTTCAGGGCCATGCCGGCGAAATAATCGCCGTGAGCGTCCGTATCGAGGGTCTTGAGGATGTGGGCGCTGGTGTCGAAATAAACCAGGTCGCCCCCCTTGATGTCGAACGTACCGTCCTGAATCGCCGGGAACATCACCGGAAGCTCTAGCAAGAGAGCCACGTTGTTCTGCTGAGTCGTGCTCATAGTTTCATCCCTCCTTGGGGGTGTGTCTTACTCGCAGACCGAGAAGCCGTCCGCGTTGGCGGGCGTTCCTTCGGTTGCGGATTCGAGGATTTTTCCACCGTGGAAAGCCGGAGCTCTCCCAAGCGACTCGGTGATCTGCTTCGAGATGACGTTGGAAATGCGGCGCGTCTCCTCGATCTTGGCTTTGGCTTCCTTAAGGGGAAGTTTGGCCAGGTCGTTCACGTCGATCAGCCCCTCAGGGAGCTTGCTCTCGGTGATGAGGGCCTTGGCGATCAAGACGCGGGACTCTTTTTCGTCCTCGTCTTCGTCGTCTTTGGCGTCGGCTTTGGGAAGAGCCTTTTTGGCCTCTTCCTCTTTGTCCTTGGCTTCGTCTTCGGCCTTTTTGCGGGCCTCCGCTTCGTCCTCGGTTTCGTCCTCTTTCTTGCCCTTTTTGGCCTCGACGGCCGCCACTTCGGCTTCCAGGGATTCCAGAACCTTGAGCGCTTCGTTGACCTTCTGCTTGCGCATCTCGGCGTCTTTTTCCCCTTCGGCCTTACGCAGCGACTCGATGGCCGCTTTCAGGTTTTTGTGGATCATTTGAACCTCCTTCGGATTTGCGCCTGAGATGCTCTCTACAAGCGCTACAAATTTACCGCCCCGGCCCGGCATGGTGACCGCGTCAACGGAACGTCCATACTCAAATTCCAAAACGTAATTGACCTCTACGGTCTCGCCATCCACCACCATCTCCCGCGTCTCGGACCGGCCAGCCGCATTGATGGACAGACCGAAATACACTTCCTCGCTGTTGGGGAAATCCTTGTTGTATTGCACCGCCGTCTTGGACTTCTCGTAGGCGTTCCGGCCCTCTTGGGACAGGTCGAAGTGCAACTCCCCGCAGCAGGCGCTCAGCTTGCGCCCCTTGGAGTCGGTGACGGTCTCGACGTGCAGATTTTTGTAGTAGCCGATGACCTTCTCCACGTCGCCCTCGGGCCGGTTCTTCTCCTCGGCCTCGCCCATGTGGTTTAGGGCGCACTGTTTGCCATCAAATACCGCGCAGGCTGAAGCCATGGCTTCCGGGCCGTAGTAGTTCATGTCCCGGCGGTTCCCCAGGCCCTCGCTGATCAGGATGACCTTGGCGATGCCTGAAACAGCCGGCGGGGGGGCTATGGGGGCGTCCCCGGGGGCGCTGGCCACGGCCAAGGCTTCCCGCACATCGCGCAGAGACTCACGCCCGCGCGCCAGGGCCCCGGCGACGCTCAGGGGCATGGATTCGCACTTCTCGCAGGGCTTGTTCTTGACCACCTGGTCAACCGTGCGAGGCTCCCCGCAATGTGGACACACCAGATGTCCGTCCTCGCCGTACAGGGAGAAGGCGGCGGCGTGCGGGTGGATCGTGCCAGCCTCCCGCTGGATCGCCTTGATGACGGTGTCCAAGCGGTGCGGGTGCTTCTCAAGCGTCAGAATCTTGTAATCCCTGTCGTTCAGCATCGAATCCCTCCAAAAAACAAAAGAGCGCAAGGCTGTTAAGCCCTGCGCTCCGTGTTAGGGTTGCGCGTTCTGTAAGTGTTGCGAACGTTTAAAACGTTCTAAACGCTGTTACTCTTTACACCGTTTCAGCGATTCTAAGTTGACCTTCTGCGTCACATCCAGCTTCACGATGACACCGTCCTTCACCGCCACTTCGAGTCCCGAGTGCTTCATGGCCAGCGCTTTACGGTAGGTGTCCAAAACCATTTGCTCGTCGGGCGTTAGGGTGGTCATGACATCTTCACCCCCACGTCGATCACAATAACGTCGTCCCCCGTGATGATGTTCCGCGTGATGACCATGTCCTCGAACCGCCAGCCCTTCCACTTGGCCATGCTGTCCAAGCGTCCTGTCAGCTCCTCAAAGAAATTGCCGAGACCTGGGTTGTCCTTTAGCGCCTGGGCCATCTTCATGTTCCGAGCCCCCACATAGTCGGCGAAGTTGCTGTGTGGCACCCAAAGGCCAGTCCCGAGCTGCGTGATCTGGCTGAACTTCATCCGCGCCGTGATCCGGCTCCCGGTCATATAGGGGCCGTCTATCGTGATCCCCCTCACCGGCGTGTTCCGCTGCACCTGGGCCATGTAGATGGCCCGTGCCAGCAGGCCCATGACCGCGCTGGACAGCTCGTGGTTTGACAGGAGCTTGTCCTTGAGTGTTGTCTTCGTCTCAAGATGTTCGAGGACGTTGGTGCTCATGATTTTACACCGCTCACAAAATAGAAAGGTGGTGTCCACGCAGGCGGTGTCCACGGTTGAGGCCAATAATAAAATGGGTAAGGCATACCCGGCACCGCGGGCTGGGTTAAGAAAGGGATCATGCTTTCCAACCCAGCGATTCGCTTTTCAAGTTCTGCGATCTTCTCTTTGTCGCTCATGGATTCACAACCTTCAAGGCCGGTTCTTTGGCCGCCGGGATTGCGCTCGGAGCAACATCGGCCTCAAGATGCGCGGTGCAAAAATACGCGTCGCCGATCTTCTTGAGTGGCTCTGTGATCGGGCAGTTTTTGCAGTGGATGATGTTCTTGCTGTCCAGCCAGTTCATGCACATCACCCGCGCCATTTCCATGGCCTGGGCCACGACCACGTTTTTCATGTTTGACTTCACATCGTGGTATAATTTTACGAACAGCTTATAATCGGCCATGCGTGACCGCTCTTGCATCCAATCCGACAGTCTCTTGACGAGCTGTGCCAGTTTACGCATTTATTTTCTCCCATTCTTTCCCATTGTGTTTTCCGATGGCCATTCCCATATAGACTTTGTATCCATCGGGGATTCCTTTTATGAAACCTTTCCAAATATCGCCATCCGTTGTTTTGTTTGCCGCTTCTTTTGTGAGGCGCTGTTTTTCGGCTTGTGGCGATTCATGATAATCCGCCAAAACCCTTAACGCATCAGAAATGTCCCCAATAAAATTGTCTGGCAATAAAAAATACCCGTTCAGAGAGAGGACTTTCATCTCGCTCCTCCCACTAGGACTTGGGGTTGACCCTCAAGCCATTCGTTAAAAGTGACGATCATGCGCCCGGAGATGTTCCCCGCGTTGTCGCGGATGACCATGGAGTTCGGTACAAGGCCCCGCGTCATCATCGCGTCTGCCAGGTCGCGGTCATCGGCGCCGCCGGTGCGCAGCAGGTCCGCGTATGACTTGGGGACGGTCAGGGGATAACATCGGCAATGCGGATGGAGAGGTATATCACCCTCCGCCTCGTCCATCGGCAACCCTTCGTTGGCGTCGCAATCCTCGCAAGCGTCCCCGCGCGTCTTCCAAATCTCCACGTCGATCAAGTCACCGTTCAAATTGAAAATATCGTTCTGCCCGCCGATGATGTTCGTATACATGATGTTGTCGAACAGGCGGCTCATGGCTGTCTCAAGGTCAACCGCCGGGGTATTCACTCGGGTGGCGTCCACCTCGTCCAAGGCGTCGGACAGAGGCCCCTTATTGATGGCGTTCATGCGCAGATTGCTCATAAGCGCCGATCCGTAACCGTCGCACCATGCGCTCCATCGTTCCTCCCAAGATGACGGGTCAACGAATGAAACGGCCTCAAGGTTCATCGGCTTGTTCGGGAGCCGAACCTTGCAACAGTCAGGCGTCACCTGGTCCAGGGCCCAGCCGTGCAAAAGCGCGCTCTGCCATTTAAGCCCACGAGTGGAGCGCCGCATTTCAGCCGTTGACAGAGCGTAAAATCGTTGCATGATGGCGCTCACTTGGCTTGAGAGCCAGCCCAGGGCGCCGGATGACCGCAGGGACGACATTGTCCAGCCCTGCTTGTTCACATCCGCGTGGCGGTAGGCTGTCAGGATAGCCGTGGACAGTTCGCCTTTGGTGGCGGTCAGGATCGACTTCATGCGCCCGCCGGCCTTGGCCATGAGCTTGTCCAGGGCCTTGTTGGTGATGTCTTGGAGCTGGGCGGCGGTTGTGTCCTGTTTTCGGTAGCTCATAGCGATTTCAAATCCCCGACAAGGTCTTGTTTCCCTTGACCGTGAATCTCGGAGTCCGTGCCGTCTGTTGGCAGCCCCGGCTTTCCAAAGCGCCCAGCGGGCGGCATAGGCGTTGACCCGTTTTTGTTTAACCCCTTTTCCTCGTCATCGGATATTTGCGCCTGCTCGTCGTCAAAATCAAATTCGGTGTAATTCATTTCTTTAGCGGCCATTTCAGCGGCTGTGCGCTTTGAAAACCACCCCATCGTTTCGCATTGTGCAAGGTTGGCGATTGTTTCAGTCGTAGTATCTTTTGTCACAGACGGAAACAACACCTCAACATCCCCCTCTTCGTAGTCCACGCCCGCCTGGTCCATGGCGTAGGCGATGATCTCCTTGATGAACTCCTCCCAAGACGCCTGCATGTCCTCGATGACCTTGGTGAACGGCTCGGCTGTGGTAAGCGCCTGGGCGCGAGACCCGCCCCCGCGACTGGATATGTTCAGGAATTCCTTGGGGATTCCGACCGCCGTTGCAATGAAGGCCAGGAGGTTCTCGGCTATGTCCGCCCCGCGCGACCCGCTCCCCCCGGTGTTCCCGGCGCCCATGGCTTTGCGCTCCACATTCTCGTTGTGGACATGGGAAGTCCCCGGGGTCGGGATGACATTCCACTTCGCCGCGTAGGCCGCAACGTCCGCGCCGTCCCCTTTGATCGTGACGTCCCAAGTAAACATCGACTGCAACCACTCGCTGATCACCTGGGCGTTGTAAAGGTCTTTAACGCGCTTGAGCCAGCCAAGGATCGGGAACAGGAGCGACCGGCCGCGCTTCTCGTTGCTCACGCAGTTGAACTTCATGTGGATGATCTGGGAAGCGGGGATCTGACGGACGATGTATTTTTGTGACGGCTGCTTAGCTGCCCCCGGCTCACCCTTGACCTGGTAGCCCGTGAACATCTGGTATTGCGTCGGGTAGGACTGGAAGTAGTAGTAGACGTCCTCGATGTTGTCCGGGTCGGTCACGATGTCCCAAACGGTGGACGGGTCCACGCTCTTCATCTTCTCTTTGTCCAGCATGATCTCGCCGTAGATCAGGGACTCGTCAGACCAGAACCGGGCGATCTTCTTCTCCACCTTGAACTTCTTGTCGAAGTCCTTCCACGCTTTTTCCTGTTTGGGCTTCTTCCCGTCGAACCGAAGCGTAAAGCGCCGACCGAAGGTGTATTGCGTGATGATCTTCACGATGCGCTTGGCGAGCGGGTGGTGGTTCCACGCCTCGTACGCGTAGGCGTGCATGGACAGGTAGTCGTGGAGATAGAGCTGTTTGGAAAACGGTCCGCCCATGATTGGGGCGAACTCGCCGTATTGGTTCGGGTCGTATGACCCCGACTGACCGCCGGCGAACGCATCCATGAACCCCTCGCGGATGAGGATGGACTGAGCTGCGAGGCGCGCCTCGGAAATAACCTGGGAGGCCGACGTGCCTTTGGCCAGGGCCTCAAAGTTGGCTTCCGCCGCCTTCAGCTTGGCCTTAAACCCATCCCCACCCACACGCACAACACGGCTTTCCCGGTGCCCGTATCCCCATCGGCTCTCAAGGGCCTTCCCTGCGCGTAGGATGCGGCCCTGAGCGTCTGCGTGGGCCTCGTAGAGCCACGCTTCCTCAACCTCAGCCCCGGAGGCCTTAAACGGGTTGCCCTCTGTCCACTTGGCGTCCTTGACGCCCGCGTTCTGTGCGGCCTCGCACAAGGCAAACGCTTGGTTTAAAACGGGCTTTTTGAGCGCGTCGAACTCCTGATCAGGGTCATACGCCTGACCGGGCACCATCTGGGCCCACGCCTTGCGCACGTCTTTGGGGACGCCCAGAATATCCCCCAGCGTGTCGTTCTTGGCCGCGGCGAGCCGAACAAATCGCATGAACACCAGGGTCTTGGCGAGCACACCCTTGGCGTTAAACACGGACTTGATGCCAGCGAGGAAGCGGTTTTGTTTCATATCGTTTTTACCTTGACGTTGATCACGATAGGGTCTCCGGCGTTGGCTGGCATAGCGAAGTCAATACCGGCCTTTTGCATCGCAACCTCGATACTCCGATGGGTCGGCCCAAACTCGCCCTCGTCTTCTGCAACAACGACCGCCGTGAACGACATTTTCTTGCTCATAGCCAGTCCGGCGTTGTTGGCGCCGCTCCGTTCTGGCCGGTCACAGCCATGGCCGGCTTCTGGCCATAGAGTTTGTGGTGCGTCCAAATGGCGTATCGCTTGGCATCCATCAAGTGGTCGTTGAACTTCACCGGCTCATCAAGAACGTTGCCGTTCTTGTCCTCTTTGTATTTGTAGGCCGAGCGCTCTTTGTTGAGGTTGACGTTTGCGGCACACGAAACAAACTGTTGCCGCTTGCAATAGTCGAGCCCGTCTTTGACCTCTTTGTCAGCCGGGTAGACGTTAAACCCAGCCCGTCGTATTTCTTCGATGCGCCCCGGCTCGGCGCAGTCCGCGTAAAAGTTGGCGTGTCTGTCCTCTGGGCGCGGAAACAAAACCTTGAGTCGTTCGATGAGGTCTTGGTTCGTGAGGTTTGTTTCGTAGAGTTTCTCTCGGAGATACCACTTGTTTTCGAGCAACCCGCAATGGAGGAGCGACGTGGGGACGTTATATCCGAAGTCAAGCCCATAGATTTCGTCGTAGAATCGCTCCGGCCAAACGTTGGCGAGCTGGTATGGGTTGTAAATGATGTTCCGCAGTGTGCCCCATTCCCCAAGGCCAAAGATTTTCCAATAGTGCGGGTCTTGCTCTTGTAGCTCTTCGAGGCTTTTTCGATATTCAAGATCGAGAAACGGGTTATCTTTGTAGGTGGAATGGATGAGCTGGACAGTGCCGTCTTTGACAGCCTTCTCGTCAAGCAAGAGGCGCTGGTGTATCCAGCAGAACTCGTCGGTGGGATTGAGAGAGAGAATCGCTTGATTAAATTCTCCCGGCGCGCATGGCCCGGACATCCGTGTGCGCAAGACGATCCAATCTTCCCATGTAAACTCGGTAGCCTCTTCGGGCCAGATGTAATTCCATTCCGTTGACTTGATTTTTTCGGGGTTGTCGATGGACATGAACTGCATGAAATTTGAGCCGAGCTTGATAGTGTGGTCGGACTTGTTATGTTCGCAATCGGGGTATATGCCGATGTCTTCGAGCATGTCAACGATGAGCTTGTAGGCCGTAAGACGAAGCGCTGGGAAAGTCTTTCGAGTAACGAGGAATGTTTTGTGTTGCTCGGTTGCGAACCGCTCGATGAGCCTTTGGGCGATGGAATAGCTTTTGCTTGAGCGCGCTCCTCCGACAAGGACAGCGTATCGCGCTCGGCAATCGTGGAGCTTTTCATATACCCGTGTTGTCTCGATTTCCCGGAGCGGCGGTAGCATCGGGCCTCCCCTTGTATGGCACGAACTGGACACGGAACGCTTGGCCTTCGGTGTTGCTGACTTCCACCGCCTGCGGCGTCAAGCCGTGGCCCCACTCTTTCAGCATCTTGACGGCTGTGAGGCGTTCTTTAACTCCGGCGGGTATCTTCAAACATTCTCCGTTTTCGTTAATGGCCTGGTCTATGTCGTCGCCCTTGGCAACTTTGCCCACAAACTCGATCAACTTTTCCTTTTTGAGAATGGCCTGACACTTTGCCTTGAGCCAGTCGGGCGGGCGGCCAGAGCCTTCCCGTGGGCCTCCGTTCTTGACCCCTTTTTTAAATGTCCCCGGTTTCCTTGATTTCATCCTTGGTTTTGTCGTCACAAAACGGCCCCGTTGGTTTGATTCGTTCGTGACGAATACGCCGGGGCTGTGGCCTCTATGGTTTCCAGAGGCAAAAAGAAACCTCCCCCCGGAGGCGAATACGAGGGGAGGCCGGACGAGAGTGATGCGTCCTGTGATCTATCCAAAGAAGGCGTAAAAAAAGAGTGTTTCATCCGGCTCCTTTTCAAGTCGGACGCTCACTCTCTGCTTAATTCATATCACACAAAACAAAACATGTCAAGCGTTCTTTTCACGCCTCGCCTCGATATGTTCCCGTAAGCTTCCCGCCGTAGTAGCAGAACTGCTCAGGGCTGTAGTGTGTCTTTGGGACGCCCCACCTACGCATGGCAGCCGTTGCCCGTTTTATGTCCTCCCGGTTCACCCCGCCCCTGATCTTTCGCTTGCGCTTCATCTGCGCCCCTTCCTAAACATTGTTGGCTCCTTCTTTGAGCATTGCGTCGGCATATCTGTAAGAAAGCACAACACGCCTATTCAAACCCATCTGGTCGGTCAGGCATGACAAAAGCCCCTGCAACGCCATCCCGGCGAACCATTCCCGCTTGGTAAGCGCAGGCATGACGAAAACATGGGCATCCTCATGTGCTATAAACTTAAACACCGTTTCCTCTGGCCCCCCATCTTTACTTTCCATGATTGGCTCC